AAAACATCATTATCAGAAAACTTTAAATTGTATATAGAAAAAACTCTAGATTCTGAACTATATGTTTCATCACCAATACCATATATTTGAAATATATTTTTACCGTTAATTGTTATGTTTAACTTAATATATTGACCTACTCTAAGGTTGTGATCAGTACCACAATAAAAATATATTAAATTTTTACCGTTTGCGGTTCCTTTTTTTAACACAAAAGGAATGCCATCGGCAACATTAAAATTAGAATTAGTTACATTAAATTTTTCATCAACATAAGACATTGTTTGTGCGGTTGTACTACTAAAAACATATGAAACGTATGTAGACCAATTATATGTTGTAGCACTTTTAGGGTAAAAATCAATATGATTAGGTATACTTGAGTCTCTTATAATAGTAAATTCGTCATATTGTGGATAACCTTTCCAAATATTAGTGTTGACTGAATTTGCAGGATCTAAATAATATAAATTATTTTTATAAGGGTCATAGTTAGTTTTACCTGAAATAGCATTATCAAAAATATTAACAATTTTACCCACCAATCTAAATGTGGTCGAGGTTTGTCTTTCTCCGTCAAAAACATCTTGTAAATCAACAATTGATGATCTTTCTCCTTGGATTATTTCCCTTCTTTCCCCTATTAGTGGTATTTGTAAAAAAATAGGTTGGTTTGATGCTCCAGCATATCTTTTATTACCTAAAACAATTCTTATGTCATCTTGTTTTCTCATTTTTAAATTGTTCCTATTATATATTTAGATATATATTTATTCATTGCGGTCTTTCCTTTATATAACCCAAAATAAAAATGATAAGGAGCACCAATAACAAATTTATTATCTGTTTGTGTATTTGGAAATGTAGTACTTTGATCTAAATTACCATTACTGTCGTAGTTTATAATATACCCAGTAGCTCCGTTAAGTGGTCCTGTTCCATTTGATGGTTGGAAATAATCGGTACCATTAAATGACATTTGTTGGTATGGTACGGTGTAAAATTTTCCTCCGCTTAAATTAGTAAACCAATCATTTTTTTCATTTCCAAAAATATTATCAGTATCACCAACTTTCCATTTATACATTGGTACGTTTTGAGTTTTAGGATACCCGTTTTGTTGTAAAACATTACCAAAAGTAAGGGTTCCTGGTGTTAATAAAATTCTATTTTGAGTATTTGAACTAAAATATAAACCAATTAATGGTCCGTCATTGTCTAATAAAAATATAGCATCGTCATCATAATTATCATCATTAAATGGTAATATACCATATTCAGAATTAATACTAAACATTTGTGTAACATCACCATCTAACCTATCTTCACTTCTACTAAACAACTGATTTATAGATGCATCACCAAAACCTATTAGTCTTTGTGACCAAGTACTGTTTAAAAGTCTAGACAAAATAAAAAATAATAAAATATTAGACGTATCATTATATGATGTACTTTTTAAGGTTTCAACTAAATATCCATCCAATTGTGGATTAAAACATATCTCTTTTGTAAATTGATCTCTAGGTCCTAAATCCATAACTGTTGTTGGAAAAAATATGTTTCTATCATTCATACCTTTAAAGTTGGCCTTTTCCCAAGGCCCTAATCCAAATAATGTTTTATTTCTTGGTTCTTGTCCAATAAATTTTCCATTGCTTGGCGTACCATTATAAGGTGTGGATCTATAATAAAAAGTATTGGTGTCTTCGTGATAAAATAAAGGTCCTTGATTTGTTCTTATTGGGTTAAATGCAAATTCTTTTGAACCACAGAACTTATATCTTTTCACGTTTCCTTGAATATCAAAAATAGTTTTTTTATTGAATGCGAATGAATATAAAACCCCATTAATCCAGTTATTTTGAAATACGTGACTTATAACTCCTCTACATGCCGCATAATTTAATCTAAACCTTGCTCTCCATTCTGCAAAATATTTAAAATCTTCGGCGATTGATCCGGCGTTTAAATACGGATCCTGTACAAAGTAATAACATCCTCCAATAATTCTTTGTTTTGTTAGGTCTCCGTCTCTATTATCCGAACACGGTTTTATTACACCAAAAGTACTACCATAACCACTATAACAACTTAAACTTGTTAACCCTTCACATGTTAAACTATTTAAAATTATATCGGAAGTTCCGCCTTCTGTGTCTCCTGAAAAATCTTGTAAATTATTTGTATTATCTGTTTGTTGATTAACGGGAGCAATTAATTGTTGTGTCTGTCCTTGTTCATTTACGGTTAATATTAAAAAATTATCGTTCATAAAAAGAGGTAATGAATTATTACCATTAACTTTTGGTACAGTTGATGTTGGTAATCTATCACTTCTTAATATTAGTCTTTGTTTATTGACCATAATAACATCATCATTTGGATTTTCTAAATGATAAGCTGGTGCAAATACTCTAGCAAAATTATTTGTATTTTCTAAATCAAACGTTTCTCCAGGTTTTATATTTGAACCAATAAATGAACACCCTTCAATTCTTCCTTGATCGTAGGTTACGTTATTTCGGTAATTAGAAATTGATGACCACGCATTAAAATCAGGATCATCGGAATCTAAAGGTATTTGTGTAAAACCAAAACCGACAGTACTATGTTCATCACTGCCGTTATAATCTACTTCACACACATATCCTTGACCTCCAAGAGTAAAATTACTTATGTTAAATGAATCACCATTAAACGCATAATGAAGTCTTCTAGATTTATCAGTCGATGTATAATACTTTACGGAGTTATTAGTAAATGCGGTCCAATTAGACGGTGTAAAATCACTAAAACTTCTTCTATATAAAAAATCTCCTTGGTTATTTATAACATCATGTGTTTGTGGTGTAAAACCATTATTTTCAAACCAATCAGAGTTGTTTGGGTCAATTTGTGATGTTGGTACAACTTGAGACTGTTTAACCGGTATATTTAAATAATATTGACCTTTTATTTTTAATGTCCCTGTTGGTTTATTAAAAATTTTAGAAATGTCATATTCTATTGTTTGTTTTTCTGTATACAAATCAGTCCCTCTAGTTAAAAACACTAATTCTTTGTCGTTAAAAGATTCTATTATCCATTTTGCTTCCTCATTATACCCTCTAGCGACTTCTCTCCAATATTGCATAGGAGTATTACTAAACAACGTTGCGGAAGTTTTAGGTGTTCCAGTATCATTTAAAACAAAAAAATTAGAATTTAATAGTGTATTTGATGTTGAAAATATCCCTCCAATATAAACAGTATTACTTTCTACTTTAATATCATAAACTTTAACTGTAACGGAATTAAAAGTATTTTGTGGATTAAATGTAGGGTCGTACAAACCATTTTGATCTAATCTAAAAACTCCTGTAACAGTGGTCGCACCATATGCTTTATTTATAAAATTACCTCCGACATAAATTTTATTATTATTATCAACTTCAATTGCCCTTACATCAATATTATTTTGTACACCAAAACCAACAACACCATTATTAAAAGTATTATCTAATGTACCATCACTATTTAATCTAAAAACACCATTAATTGGTACGCCACCGTAAGTTGCATTACCAGAACTACTTATACCAACCAATAATTTACCATCATTTTGTAGTTTTATTGATAATACTTTTACAGTTGAATAAAAAGGAACGTCTAAATCAAAATTAAATGTGGTGTCGGTTGATCCGTCATTATTTAGTCTTATTATCTTTTTTGAAAATGCGGCGTTAATTGAGTCTACAACAACATAAATTTTTTGATAGTTACTACTCAAGGCATTATTATCAATTTCAATTTTAGTTACATCATTAATAAACTGTCCCGCAACGTTAAATGTACCATCAATTATTCCTGAAGAATTTATTCTTATTAGGTTTCTATTTATAGATGTTCCGTCATAATTAGAAAAACTTTTTCCTCCAACAATAATAGATTGATCCCAATCTTGTAATCCTATGTCTGATACTCCACTATTTGATCCACCAATACCTGAACCAAAAATAGGGTCGATAGGATGTCCATTAGCACTTGATAATTTTACTAATTTATTTGCAGAATTACTATTATAGGTTGTAAATAAACCTCCGATTATTTGGTCTCCATTAGAAAGAACAATTATTTTATTTATGTCTCCATTAAACGCAACATTTGTAGTTCCATTTCCGGCATAAACAAAGTTAGTGTTTTTTAATCCGGTTCCTTTGTCTATTTGAATAATTTTTCCAGTATCAACATTAGTATTGTATTTTGTAAATGATCCCCCAACAACCAAATCTGTGTTTGGGTTTGGTGAAAATGCAATCGTTTTAACAGTATTGTTTAATAATTTACCTAATTTAGAATCTCGATAATATCCTTTACCCCATCTAAACCTCATTCCTCCACCAGCATAAATATATTGACCAATAAAAGATGACCATATTGGATCTCCTACATATTGTGAAAAATGACCTAAAGTATTACCTGTTATTACTTGGAAATATTCCACCCCTCCTTTAAATTTATACTCCTTTATTGATTCTGTAAGTTTTAAATATAATTGAGCGGTTTGTGGTGTTAAATTATATCCATAATTCCCTACTGAAAGGTATGGGACCGATTTATTAACTAAACTAGTTAAATTATAATCGGCAGTTCCTGTTACCGCAAAAGTGTCAAAACCATTTTTTGTTGCTCCTGTCGTATTCGGGTCATTGATGTTATCCAAATCAGTAAATGTTATAATAGAACCAGGTCCACCTATTTGTGATAGACTATCTTTGTCTAATATTAATACTAAAGGTTGGTCATTAAATGTATCTGAAACAACCTCAACCCCATTAAAATCCGTATTTTTAACTGTAGTGTACATTACATTAATGTTTTCAATAAACATTGATTTTCTATTGAACATGTTTAATGCCTGTGAGTAACTAACAGTATATGATTGAGACCCTGTTCTTGATTGTTGGTCCATCCAAGTTGCGATTGGCACATTATTAAGTTTAAATTTATTATTATCTGGAGGCCCTGAATAACCAGCGAAACCTTGATTTATACCAAAATTAAATGCCCTTTCGGTAACTTCACATCCTTCTTGAAAAACGTCACAATAGTTTTGAATTACACTATATTCATTATTTTCATTCCATTGATATGGTTCAATACTATTCGTATCAATTAATAAACTTCTATTTATGTTTTGTTGGGTATAATCTGTTTGTGGGTATTGGTCACTACTACTAGGTGCTTGGTCAACAGATTCGCAACTACAAGCTTCACAATCAGGATATGACATCATTGGTAATGATATCCTTGGGAATTTTCTTTCCGGAATCGGATCTATAGGTTCTACAGGGCAAGTTATTGGATCCCATCTTAACCATCCTCGTATTCTATTAATTAGTGTACAAATAAAAATTATAGTTGCATTAATAGCCCTAATAACTCTATTTATTAGCCTAATTAGTGGTGGATAAATTCTAGCAACAAAATGATAAATTATAATTATTATTGCAAAAATAGGTGTGAATATAGTAATTAATAAATTAAATAAGAAAAACAGTAGATCAAAATTTCTAACTCCGTCATTTACTGGAAATCTATTTGTTGTTGTACTACATTCTCTATTTGTTATTTCTTTTATACCTAAATGTCTAGACCGATTAAATCCCCACTTCCAACGATCAACAAAACTAGATAAAGTATAAACTCTATTAAAATTAAATTCAAAAAATTTATCATCACAATTAATCGCTTCTTGTATAATTTGCTGACCCAATGTTGTCCCAGTATCTCCATAATCTGTCCAATCTAAACTAAACGCATATGATCTTTTTTGTAGGTTATCATCTGATGGTCCATCTGCAGATGGGTCGTTACTCCAACCATACTCCTTTAAATTAGGTATTAAATAATCTGCACGTAAAAAAGAACTATTTTCCCCGTCTTCGTTTTGGTATTGGATTTTAAACCTGTATTTTCCTTTTGTTGGTACCCCAACTGTTGGGTCGTTAGAAAAAACCTGTTCTCCAAATTCGTTAGTTGTAACATAATCTAAATTCATTGGTACTTCGACTAACCAGGTACCGTCCGAATCAATTACATTACCTCCTTCAGGTAGGTTATATTGCTCTAATATTGGAAGTCCTGCACTGTCTGAATATATTGTTTGTCTTATTGCTAATATTTTACCAGGACCTGTATTTAAATCACATAAATTACCCGTGTCAAATTTTGGTTTACAATTAGTACCTAAAGAGTCCTCGTCTGTTGTTGTAACTAAAGACCCCATAAAAACTGCCTGTGGTTCTATTTTAATACCTAAATCACGTAAATCAAAATCAACTCTAGTGATTCCTATATTACATAAATCTTCTTCGCCCCAAAATGAACCAACTTCAACTTCTCTTTTTTCATTTATTATTTGTGGTAATGATCCTAAATCGGTCGATGACCTAAAAGAAGGTCCATCAAACTGACCTTCACTACCCATTCCCATTCTTATTAAATCTGAAGGTCTAAGTGAAAAACATCCGATGTTTGATAAATCAGCATCCATTACTATTGTTTGTTGCCCTAAAGGTACTCCAACAATCATAAAATCACCACTATCATTAGTTCTTACTGTATATTTATAATATTTTTCATAAACTTCTAAAACTTCACTCCTTGTTAGTACGTCCTCCCTATCAGGAAAAGTGCCTGTCGGTGTATGTCCTCCATATTCTTGTACATAGGGTAATAAGTTATATCTATATCCATCTTCATTTTTAACAGATAATGACCTATATGGGTATAGGGTTGATATAACTGGATCTTCAGCATCTTCGTCAGAAAGTGGTACAAAAACAGAAACACTTACATTAGGTACTCCATAACCACCGTTAGCAATTACTCTACCAGCGATTACACCATAATCGGCACAAAATCTAGTATATACGTCAGATTGTTTTAATTTTAATGATAAAACTTCAATAAAATCAAAGTCTTGGTCGATTTTAATTTTTATGTCTTTATCTATACCGGGTGTTGTTCTTAATCTATAATTTTTAGACATAGTTCTCTTTGTTCATAAATAGTTATGTTAATATTTTTAAAAATAAGTTTGTTTGTAAAAAAATAAATAATGTTAAGAGAAGTTAGTTGTTCCTAAAGATTTTACTCTAACTTTAATGTCTTTATTTGGAAACCTTACTTGATAAATTTGGTCGGGTTCAGCAAAGATTGTGTCATCAACTAATTCAATTTGTTTTGTTGTGTTATCAATATATCTTTGTGATGTTTCTGATGATGAGTATTGTCCTCCTACTTTGTTATAAACATTAATAGCGGTTAATGTATTGACCCCGTTAATTGTTTGGACAATCCTTCTTAAATCGGATATATTAACATTTTGACCAAGTTCTCTTTTACCTGGCTCCATATAGTCTGTAACTGTGTTAATTATTTGTGTTATTATTTGCGATCTTGACCCGATGTTTTCAGTAATAACAAAAAATTCTAATTCTAAATCAATAACCTTTGCGACTTCAATTGATATATAATCATTAATCATTCGATATTTAGAAAGGTATGTAGCTAAGTTAGTTTTAAGATTATTGGAAACTGTTTGTGTTAACGATCCATTAGCATCAAAAGATAATATTTTAATTAATATTTTATTATCAATTTCAGTTATAGATACTTTTGCAGGTGCCCCAAATTGTCCTGGCATGGTATCGATTAAAGATTTATAGTCATTTACTGTCACCGCCCTTCTTTGGGAAGCGAAATTAAACGTAACCATATTTCTTACTTCTTCAATTGTTGGTTGATTTGATCCTCCGATTGCTGCACTCACATTAGTAACCGTAATTGATTGTGTAACGCTTTGATTAATACTAGAACTACTACCATTAACAAAGAAATTAGAATTAATTACTTGGTTTATTGCTCCTACCCCAATATTTGACGTAATACCACCACCTATTCTATATTGTACAAATAATGTTGTATTCGGCTTAACGGTTAATCCCAACCCAATATTGTTTTGATAATTTTGTAGTTTTAAAGTAACTCCCGTTCTAGAAAATTGTTGTAATTGCTCATTTGGTGTGGTAGTTCCCGCTCCAAATTGTATTTTTAAAAACCCTTCTGGAGTGTATTCAGTTATAAATCTATTGTCAGTTTTAATATATGTACCAACTTTTACCCCAGCATTATCAACTGGTTTAGTTGAATCTTCAATAAAAACAGTATCCTCAACTAAAGAATCAACTTGATACCACCTACCTTCAGTACCCGCAAATTCAGCAAAGGTTGGTGTGTTTTGATAAGATGTTCCGTCTTTTTGTATTATTGATGTCACTCCTAAAACATTTTTTTCAGGTAAAAACAAACTATAAAATGGAACAACGTTGTTTGAATTTATTACTGTTTTAAACACTTTAGTGGTACCATTAACTATAACTTCTCTTTTAGTTATAACATAATTTACTATACTGTTATTTTGGTCAAAAGTAGGTACTTTAGTTCTATTAATAGACCCTTCAATATTAAAATCAGAATTAAAGTCAATATCATATAAATTTTCAAAAATAGTACCTCCACCACCAAATTGGGACCCGGCTCTTAAAATACCACAATAACTACTATCTTCTTGATCTCCGTTAGCAGGAACAGTAATAGAAATATCGGCAATTGCAACTGAAGGTCTAAAACCAGGTATTTTTAAACCATATGTTCTAGCAATGTTAAAAACTGATGACCTTTGTTGTGCGTATTGTAAAACGGTTTCTTGAATACTTCTATCAATATGAAAATGTAGGTTATCAGTAACCGCAGCGTTTAAATCCATCAAAACAGAAAATACAGATGCGTCATTAAAGTTTTGAATTAATTCGGGATAATATTGTTGCGTGAAATTTATAAGTTCTTGTCTTATTCCTTCAAAATCTCTTTCTGTGTATGATATTTTTTTATTAGCCATATTAATTAAATATTAATTATTACAAATTCTCTAGACCCAAAAGCACTAGCGTTATCAATATATTCTATTTTTACCTTAGCAGTATATTCTTCTGTGTTAGTACCTGGTACTCTATAGACAGGTATATCAAATTGTTCCGAGGATAATTCACCAAGTGATGGTTCAGTATCAATATAAGGTTCAATAGTTATATTTTGTATTACTAAATTAGGTATATATTTACTTACTGATTCTTGTATTTCTGATTTAATGTTTTCAAATGTTTCTCCGTCTAATGGTTCAAAAATATACTCATATAGTCTTGTACCAAAATCAGGTAAATAATATCTCGTTCCCTTTCTAGTTAATAATAAATGAATTAAGTTACTTCTTATTTCATCATCTGTTTGTTCAGAAAGTGCCAAAAATTTACCATTAGTACTTTGCCTAAACGGGAATATTATACCATAAGTAATACCATCTGCCATATTAAATAAATATAGTGTTGGTAAATTTTATATAAATAAAAAAATCCTTACTTTCGTAAGGATTCTTTAAGGTTTTGATTTCCTCTTTCGTATTGAGGTTCATAAGGACAATGTAAACACCTACTTCCACAACACTTGCCCCTTCTTATATGATAATCTTCAGTCATAACCATCCTACCTTGGTTATCATAATAGAATTCGTTTGGTTGTAGTTTAGGTCCGAATTCCCTAACATATAATTGTTGTACCCAATCTTTTGATGCGTTTACTGTCATGACTTATACTATTTCACATGCCCCACCAGCACAAGCAGCTTCACCTCTAAGGTCGGTATTATCTTGTAACTCAATAACTTTTGTTAAATCAACATCCGTTAATGTTTTAACTAATCTTTCAAAGTCTTCTTTTGTACAATCTTCAAATGGTGCTTGAGTATATGTTCCTCCGTTGTACGGTAATACAGATAACCCATTATAGAAATCTCTGTTATTCCACATCCATTCACCAACTAAGTCCCACTCATCTTCTTTAATTGAAACGGTTGCCGATACGTTGTGCGTATTTTGTCCGTTTCTATGACCAGGTTTAATCCATTCTTGAGATACTTTTTTAACTCTTTCTAACATCTGAAATACTGACTCGTGTCTAACAATAGATCCTTCTGGTGCTCTTTGTGGAATAGTAATAACCGCAGTGTCGTGAGGACGGAAAAATTCATCTTCAATCAATTCAGGGTGATTAATCGCCAAGTAAGAATAGATTGATTCGTTTTTACCTACACGAATTCTTCTTAAATAGAAGTCATTATGCCAAGCGTGGATACCTGATGATGTACCTAATACTAATGATGAGGTCCCCGATGGTTTAACTGTTGTTGTTCTTGCGGATTTGTTGATTCCAATAAGACCAGCAACTCTTTCGTTTTCTTCTTTAACCATCTTAGCCGCTTTTTTCATATCATAACCCAACACAACACCTGAACCAATTCCTGTCATACCTACACCGATAAGTGCGTCTTTTTCAGTTGTTCTTTTCCAAATATCTCTTAAATAATGGAAGTCAGTATATCCCGCTTGTAGTGTACCAATAAATGATGCCGCCTTAACTCTTGCGTCAAAATCTTCTTGTGATTCAATATCTGAAGCATTTACCTCACACAAGTTACAAAATTGGAATGGTCTTAGTGCTATTTCGCAACATGGGTTAGTTCCCCAATCTTTATCGTTAGATAGATAAATTCCTGGTTCTCCTGCACCTGATAATTCAATACGTTTCCAAAGATCCATAAAGAATTCTTTTGTGATTTTGTGACGAAGAAGTACTGC